GGGTGAATTCAGCGGGCAGTTTCGAGAAATCGTTGCAGGTCGCGACCACGATAATGTCGCTCTTGTGTTCCTGCATCCAGTTGAGCAGGGTGCCGATCATGGTGTTGAGCGTGCCGCCGTCCGTCTGGGCGCTGCTGGCGTGGCCGCTCAGGCCCTTTTCGATTTCGTCGAAATAGAGGACCACCGGCGCGACCGCCTCGGCGAGTTTGAGCATCTCGCGCATTTTGCGCTCGGATTCGCCCTGCAATGAACCCTTCAACGACCCGATATCGCACCGCAGGGTCGGGCGGTTCAGCATGGCGCCGAGGGCGCGGGCGAGGAGGGATTTCCCGGTGCCCGGCACGCCGACCAGCATCATGCCGCGCACCGCGAGGTCGGGATCGCCGAGGACCGGCATGATTTCGTTGGTGATGTATTCGCGGGCGCCGTAGAGGCCGCCGACGTCCTCGGGATTCGCCGGGGGCTGGACTTCGAGGTATCCCGACTGCCGGACCAGCTTCATCTTTTCCTCGGATACGGCGGCCGGGTCAAATTTGCGGCCGTCGAAGGAAAGGGCCATCGCGCCTTCCGCTTCGGAAAGGGTCAGGCCGCGCGCGGCGTCGAGCATGCGGTTGCGGGTTTCCTCATCGAGGGCGGCGCCCGTGGCGGTGACGCATACATTCAGCGCCGTGGTCAGTTCCTCGCGGCTCGGCAGGGAATCCTGCATCACCGGGATATCGTGCTCGACTTCGGCGGGCATGACCCAGGAGGGCGCGACCAGGATAATCATCCCGCCCGCCGCTTTGATCCGGTTGAGGGAATCGCGGAGGCTGCGGTAATCGACCGGCTGCTTAATGCGGTGCTGGAAATCGAGGACGAAGATCACCGTATCGTCGGCGGCCGCCTGCTCGAATGCCTGCGCGTATGTCGCCGAGGCGTTTACCGTCTCGCTGGTACGGACATCGATCAGGCCGCCCTTGGCGGCGATGCGGTACGAATTGGGGCGGTTGAGGGCCTCGGACATGATCGCGACTGCGCGGTCCTCGTCGGCGGTATTGATTGCCACCGCCGGGTATCCGGCGTGGGCATATTTCACAATGGCTTGCTGGGTGGTCATTTTCGTTGTTCCTTTTTTCGGGTGGTTTGTGCGGTCTGTTTCAGTATCACCAAGGGGCTTGTTTTGTGCAAGGGACGCGTTGAATTTTTCCCGCTTTTATTTGTACGCGCTGCGGTGGGGCGGGGCGGCCACCCATTCCAGCTGCGCCGGTTTGCGCCGGATCGTCTCCGATGCGGCGGGCCGGGCGGCGGGCGGTTCGCAGTCCTCGCAGCGGCGCGTATCGTCCGTGAAATTGCGGGTATAGGCGGAAGCCTTCGAGAGGTCTTTTCCGCAAAAGCTGCATGTGATCGTCATGGGTGGTGGTTTCCTTTCCGGGCGGGGGCGCTTTTTACTGCGCCCACCAGGGATCGCCGCCGTGGGCGAGAAAATATTTGTAATCCATCGCCTTCTCGTATTCATACTCTTCGTTGAAATACGGTTCTGACTCGTCGTGCAGGGCGTCGGCATAATCGTCCGGCGTTTTGTAACCGAGGTCGAGGGCCATGCCGCGAAAGGCGATGTCCAGGGAATCTTCGAGGGTGATTTTGGCGTTCTGCGTTGTCATGTGGTGGTTTTCCTGACAGGACCACCTTCAGATTTTTCGCCTGGAACAAGCAACTCTTTTTCGAAGAAAACCGAGTCTTTTTGCGCGGCCGTGCAATGATGGGCAGTCGGGTCTTTGCACACCCCCGAAGCAGGGCTTGCAATTCCGGTTGAGTTTCTGTTAAAAATCAACCAAATAATCGAGCGGAAGTAAACCCGGCCCGCTCACATCACCCTGAAACACCCCCCTTGCACGGGCGCAAGCCTGTGCGGCGCCGCCTCGCGCGGATGGCACCGATGCGCTGCCCGGATAGTAGGGACAGCGAACTCATCGGCCCCACGCCACAGCTGCGCCCGCACTGCCCGATCACTTCAACATGGCAAAAAAACGTAAGAAACAAGACCTGATTACGGTTCTCAATCCACAGGGAACGTTCAGGGGGCCGCTTTCCATTAATGCGGCTATCACGCTCATCCTTCAGGGTGTAGCTTTCCCGTCAGCCGAGCATCCGATGGCGGTGTTTCTGATCAGCCGCTTCAAGCGCCCGTACAAATTCACGCCCGCCGACCCGCGCGTCAATTACGACCGGGCGGTAGCATCGGGCCTCGCGCGCCGGTCGGACATGAAGCACGTCCCGATCATTGCGCCGGACGAAATGCTGATAAAACACACAACGCGCTCCATCCGGATCATGCACGCGGACTCGGGCGCGCTCGGCCGTGGGGTCGACGCCTGCACCGCGCGGGCGGCGTGAAGCTGTCATGCCACGCGCAGAACGAATTCGCGGAACCGTAAAGTGGTTCGGTCCGAAGGGGTTCGGTTTCCTCACGGCGGATAATTCGCCGGATCATTTCTTCCACGCCAGCCGCATCGGCTTCTCGGGATGGAAGCCGGAAAAGGGCGAGGCCGTCACTTTCGTCTCCCGCCAGAACACCAAGGGCATGTACGCCGATGACGTGCAGCCCGATTCCACGGCCATGAAAGAAACAGCAGCGTGAGCACTTCTCTGCCACCGGCATTCACGGTCAGCATCGCCCAACCCGGTCCGCCGGGACCGCCCGGCGCGCAGTCGCCCTGGCTATCCGATATCGACGCGGGCGAGTTCAACCTCACCAACCTGATGACCCTCAGCTTCGTCGCCGCAGGGTCGAACATAACCGCGCAGGCCGGTGGCGTTCTGGTTTTCAACGCCTCGTTCATCAGTTCATACAGCGATGCCCTGACCCTCTATAACAGCGGCGGGCGCGGGCGCCTGTATATGAACACGAACGGGCAGTTCACGCTGTATCCGACCGATGACGCCACGCCGCCGCTCATCGTCGAGGGCGCGGGCATCCAGTTTCCGGACGGTTCGGTGCAGACATCGGCGGCGCTGAACACTGTCGGCGCATCGCAGACGCCGTGGGTGCAGGATATCGACGCGGCCGGTCACGATCTGCTGAACGGGAATAACATTCAGGCGCTGAGTATCAACAGCCGGTCCAGCGACTTCGGCATTCAGACTCAGTACACGAACCGCCTGACGGTGGATACGGCAGGGCATGTCACGGTCCTTGCTCCCGATGACTCGTCTCCTGCGCTCGTCGTGCAGGGTACAGGAATGCAGGTGCAGGGCGATGTGAACGTCACCGGCGCTTACAGGCGCAACGGCGTTTCGCTCGCCATCACGAATCAGACCGATGTCAGCGGCAGCCGCGCAGCGGGCGTGGTGTATCAGAACACCACCGGCAAGACCATCTTCGTGAGCTGCTGCTGGAATCTTCAGGCCAAATCATCCTCGATTAACGTGTACACGGATGCTTCGAATCCGCCGACATCGCTGGTGGCGCAGATGTCCGATCCCTCGAACTCCAGCGGGATCACGACGCAGATTTTCTTCATGGTGCTCACCGGGCACTATTACGAATGCGTGGTAACGCAGGGCGCTCCGACCATCGTTTCGTGGATCGAGTACGACTGAGATGCCAACGCCCGCCGATCTGGCCATTTACGAAGGCGACGATTACATCTGCCAGATCACGGTGATGTACGAAGACGGGACCACGCCTGCGGACCTGACCGGATACGCGGCCAAAGCGCAGATCCGGACGGCGGTGGCCGACAGCGCCCCGACCGTGACGGCGGAGTTCAACGCCTCCATTTCCGGCAACGTCATCACGCTGATCCTGCCACATACGCAGTCGAGCCAGCTTCGCGGCACGGCCTTCATGTGGGACGCGCAGATCACCAGCCCGTCGAACTGGATCACGACGCTGCTCTGCGGCGCGGTCAATGTGACGCAGGACATCACGCGGGATCAGGCGGCGCCGTCGCGCGGACTGCCGCCACCGGCTCCGGTTGTGGTGACGCTGCCGACGCCGTCAAGACCTATGCCGGGTGTAAACCCGCAGACGCCGTCCGTGCGCGCATTCCTCGGAATGATCGTGAGCGGCGACAGCGGGCGATAGCTCACTTACTGCTCATTTTTCGACCACAAATGAGGCGGCAAACCGCGCAGTTGAAGCGGCGTACGCCGCTCAGACGTACAAGTTGGCTCCGGGTGACCAATCAAAGGGTCCGCATTCCTGCTCCCCGGCGCACGCCGAAGCGAGCGGGGCAGGACGCGCGATACCGCCGCTGGCTTTCGAAGGAATGCCGGTGCGCGGTCTGCGCGAAATATGGCGGCCCGCCGCGTTTCGCCGAATGGCGCAACGAACCCGCCGGGAGGTTCCTGTTCGGCATCATCGACCCCGCTCATACCGAGCGTGGCGGGATGGGGACCAAAGCCCCGGATTCAACGTGCGCGCCGTTGTGTCGGCATCATCACGACGAGTTCGACGGCCGCCGCCGGGTCACGAACGAATCAATCGACCCGCACGCCGCCTTCGAAGCCCGTTACGCAATTGACATGAGGGCCGTGGCGGCCGCTCATTACACGGAGTACATCAATGGCCGTAAAGCGAAAGAAACGCCGGGCCGCATCAAGAAAATCACCGGCATCACCAAAAGCACAACGCCGCCCGAAGGCTGACACCCGGTTCGACGCGCGCGCAACAGCGGCTCCGCTCCCCGGCGCAGTATCGAAAGCCGCTCCGGCGCTTACCGAAGCCGACACGGTGCATGTGGACCGTGACGTCGATTGGGGCGCGTGAAATGCCGGGCGACAACATACCGGACCGGTTCCGCGCGACCTGCGAATTCTGCAAGATCGATCTCAACACCCAGGCGCTGAACGTTTATCAGTACACGGCGGGCTGGGTGATGCAGCGCGCGGGCGGCGGTGGCCACGGCGTCTCGCTGCCGGAACGCGCCAACCGCTGGGCGCACCGCCATTGCGTCGAGAACGTGAGCAGGGGCCGCGAGGGACAAACGAGCCTGTTCGGGCCGCCGCAGCAGTAACAATATTTCGCAGTACCGGTCGGCTTAATTCGGGTTACAATTCAGGACAAATCGGCGCTTCGTTGTTTCCGCGCTAATAGCTCCGGGGGGGGCTTAGGGGCGCGGGAAAGAAGGGCGGCCGGTTGTGAGCAAATACCCATTCAACTCCTAAAATAAACGGGGCAGGATGCGACCTGCCCCCGTTTTTTTAATCCCCTCTCCCTTCAATCACCACCGAAAGTGAGGTAAATCCCTCCCATGTTCCCCTTATGGCTGATTCAGGTAATCGTCGGCCTCATCATCGTCGGCCTTGCGCTCTGGGTAATCCAGCAGATCCCGATGGACCCCGCCATCGCGAGGCTGATCCGCATCATCGTCATCGTCGTCGTTTGTATCTGGCTTCTGTACGTGGTCGTTGGCCTGCTCGGCGGCGGCGCGGGGCTGGTGCACCACTGATTTTCCGGCGACGGATACTCCACCGCTCGCTGGCTATACTCCGGCGTTTCCACTCCGGATAGACCGGGCGCGAGGCTTCACCGGTCAAACATACGCTTACGCGCGTGTGCCCGCGCCCGTAATTTCTTTGAATAAACAAACAAATCATGCTCTCGTTTTCCCCATCACCATCACCCACATCTGCGGCTGTCACCACGGTACGGTAATGTGCCCGCACCCGCGCCGCTGGGCAGGCCTTCGCGATACTCGCGCAAAATCGCGAACAAAATCTGCGCGCTGCTCGCGACCGGCAAAACGCTGCGCGCCATCTGCCGCGACGATGACTCGCTGCCCGACGAGTCCACCGTTCGCAAGTGGGCAGTGAACGACGTCAACGGCTTTTTTCCGCTTTACGCGCGCGCGAGGGAGATGGGCCTCGACTCGATGGCCGACGAATGCATCGAGATCTCCGATGAGCGGCTGCCGGAGCGGCGCGTGTCGCAGTCGGCGAAACGGAAGGCGGACGGCTCGATTGAGGCGGAGGTGGCGGGGCATGTGAATATCACGACCACGGACAACGTGGCGCGGGCGACGCTCAAGCTCGACGCGCGTAAGTGGTATCTGTCGAAGCTCGCGCCGAAGCGGTACGCGGAGCGAATCAAGATCGAGGACGAGGGGGCGCGGGCCATCGCGGGGAATCTGCTGAAGGAACTGGCGGAGGCGATGCGGCAGTCGCCGACGCTGCCGGACGACGACACAATTCCGCGTCCGCGTCTGCGCGGGGGCAGGGAATCGTCGCTGGCGGCGGCCGACGTGTTGAAGCAGGAGATCGGCGATGACGAGGGATAAACTCGCCATTCTTCCGCTGCGCCATCACCGGGTGGACGTCGACGAGCTACAGGCGCCGCGCACGATTAAGCCGTTCGGGCCGAAGGCCACGCGGTTTATCCGGCGGCATCCGTCGCGGGACGCGCTGGTGAATATTCTGAACGGCGCGGTGCGGTCCTCGAAGACGTGGGCTGTAATCGTCAAGCTGCTGACGTGGATGGCGTACGGCTGGTGGCCGGGCGGCATCGGCCTCATCACCGGGGCATCGAAGACCACGATTCGCACGAACATGCTGAACTTCATGTTCGAGTGGATCGGCGATGATCTGTACTCGTACAATTCGCAGTCGGGCCAGCTGCTGCTGTTCGGGCATCCGTTTCTCGTATGCGGGGCGTCGGATGAGCGGTCGTACAAGTTCATCAAGGGCAGCACGGTCGGCGTGTGGCTCGGCGATGAAGTCACGGAAACGCCGGAATCGTTCTTCAATATGGCGGTTTCGCGCCTGTCGCTGCCGGACTCGGTGGCATGGCTCACGACCAACCCGGCGTCGCCGCTCCACTACCTGAAAGACGAGTGGATCGATGACGAGGACAAGATCGCCAAGGGCGACGTGTGGTCGGAAACCTACACGCTCGATGACAACCCGAACATTGACGAGGACAAAAAAGAGCAGCTGAAACGATCGTTCACCGGGGTCTTCTGGCAGCGCAATATCGCGGGCCTGTGGGTGGTCGCGGAAGGCGCCATCTACCGGGACGTGATGAGTCCCGCCAACCTGTACAACGACACCACGCGGCCGATTGGGCTGCATTCGCCGGGCGGGCATGTGGCGCGTTACGTGCCGATTGACGTGGGCACCGTCAATGCGATGGCGATGCTCGACGTTTATGACGACGGCGAGGTTCTGTGGGTCGATGACGAGTATTATTGGGACTCGCAGGTCGAGAACCGGCAGAAGACCAACGGGGAATACGCGGACGATTTCCAGGCGAAATTCTGCATAGAGGGGCAGGAGCGCACATGGCCGACCTCGGTAATCGTTGACCCGAGCGCGGCCAGTTTCAAGGTCGAACTGCTGGCGCGCGGGATAGCGACGCAGGACGCCGTCAATGACGTGCTCGAAGGTATCCGGCGCGTTTCGGCGATGCTGGCGCGGCGGCTCATCCGGATACACGAGCGGTGTAAAAATCTTCGTAGGGAACTGGAGATTTATGCGTGGGATGAAGCCAAAACGAAAATCGGCGTCGAACTCCCGGTCAAATCCAACGATCACGCCTGCGACGCGTTGCGTTACCTCATCGCCACCCGCGTCAATGTTTGGCGCATCGCAGCTTGAACAGGCGGCGGCCCGCAGCGTGCCGATGGTGATTACGCGGGTGGGTAAGGTCTGCGTCCGTCCGCAGGCGCTTGGATTTCCGGGCAATGACGGCCGGGGCAACAACTGGATATTCGCCGACCGTGACGTACACGCGGTGCAGTACGATTTCGGTAGCGGCGGCAAGGGCATCCTGCTGCTGCTGCCGATGGACTGAAAATGGAGGCCACGTACAAAACGGCCAACGGCCGCCTGCTGATAAAAGTCACGGGCGAGACGGTAAAAGACATCTTCCGCCAGATCGCGGCCGTGCAGGACGTGTTCGACATCGACACCTGCGGCAAATGCGGCCAGCATGAAATCACCTTCCGTTGCCGGGTGGTAGACGACAACGAGTACTTCGAAGCCCTGTGCACGTCATGCGGCGCGGCGCTGCATTACGGGCAGCACAAAAAGGGCGGGACTTTATTCCCGAAGGATTGGGTGGTATGGAAAGGGGACGCGGCGGCCGAACGCAGGGCGTGACGCTGGCGGGCGACGGGCTGGTTCTGCAATGGCGAAAAAGGGTGGAAGAGGCCGAAGCGAAAGCGCTGGTCGCGCGGGACGCGGCGGACGCGGCCCCTCAGTCTCAGACCCTGCGCGTTCTGGCCGACATAGCGGAAGATTGGGCGGGCCATATGCGGCGCGGGCTTTCGGAAGCGCTTGACAAGATCGGCTGAAAATATTCCCGCGATTATTCCCTTTGCCTGTGGATATTTAGCCTATGCCGCGTTCAACGCCCCCGCCGTGGGGCCGGATGATAAACGCCTACCAGCGGGCGATCATGGGAATCTTCCGGCGCTATGGCCGCCTGACGCCCGCACGGCTGGCGGAGATCGGCGACAGCCCGGCATTCACGCGGGCGGCCGGGGCTGCGGCGCGGGACATGGTGATGTCGGTCGTGGGCATCAACGCCCGGTCGTGGCGCGAGGCGGCGATGCGCGGCACGCGGTCCCGCGAAATCTACCGGCACCTGCGGACGGAACTGCGGCGCACCGGGGCGGGCGACGTCATCGACCAGATCGTCAACGACAACGCGCAGCTGATCACATCGATCCCCACGGCGGTCGCCGAGCAGATCACGGCGTTTGCGGCGCGGGCGCAGCAGAAGGGAATGCGGGCCGGGGAAATCGAAGCCGAACTGAGGCGGCGCGCCCCACGCCTTGCGGCCTCGCGGATTAAGCTCATCGCGCGCACGGAGGTTTCAAAGGCCGAAACCGCCATGACGCGGGCGCGTTCGGAACGCCTCGACATCCCTTGGTATCAGTGGGAAACGTCGCACGATCAGCGCGTGCGGCCGTCGCACCGTCGTATGCACAACGTGCTGGTGGCATGGAACGACCCGCCATCGCCGGAAGCGCTGGTACATGAGCGGCCGGTTGGCCGATACGCTCCGGGGGAGATCTGGAACTGTTTCACCGGCGATGTTGAAGCATTCAGTCGGTCAGGCGTCAAGACGCTCTGGCGTGCACCTTACAGCGGTGATCTCATCCGTATCGATGTCGAAGGTGGCGTCAGTTTTACGGCCACACCGAATCACCCAATACTGACCGCGAACGGGTGGCGCGCTGCGGGCTCGCTCGATATAGGCTGCGATCTTGTCCGCCTGCTGAATACCGGGCGCTCCGCTGTAGAGCCAGACATGAGCGATGGAATATCCACGTTCGAGGAGATGTTTGCGGCGCTGGCCCGTGACCACCAGAATATTGCGCTCCGCCGATTTGGCGCTGATTTCCACGGCGATGTGATCCGTGACGAAATCGATCAGGTATCCATCGCAGATGACCTGACGCTCGAATGTCATTCCGCGCCGGTTCATGGCTTCGGCGATCTCATGCTCGCCGGGACCGATGGCGGGATTAGGGGTCTTATAGCGGGCGTCGCGTTGCAGATGTTCGGTTCGTATCTGTCGCGCATTGCCGATCAGATGACGGCGTTCATCTGCGGTCAGACGCTCCATCCGGATGCGATTGGCTTCGGACCCGTTTCGCGGCATGATGTTGTTGGCGATGAGATTTTTCCGCACCACTGCTCGCTGTATTCCGAAATGCAGCGCGATTCTTTGCTCGCTCCATCGGTCATCGAGATAGAGCCGCCGAAGTTCAGCCGGATCGATGATATGCCGCATTCCCGCGCCGAACGCCTGCTTACTGCGGAGTCCGGCTTTGGCGAGCGCATTGGAAAGGTGACCGGCCCCGCATCTTTCACTGGCGGCGATATCGCGCAGGGATTCTCCGGCGACCAGGCGTTGATTCGCGTGACACAGAAAAGCGTCTGTAAATCGTCGGGCGGCCATGTCTTTACGATGGAAACCAACGACGGATGGTATGCAGTAACATCGGCAGGCATCATATCACGCAATTGCCGGTGCCTTGCCTTGCCGCTCGTTTCGCTCGATGAAGTGCGGTGGCCCGCAGAAGTCTACTCGGGCGGTTCAATTACCCGCATGACGCGGGCTACCTTCGAGCGGCGGTTCCTTCCCCGTGCCGCCTGACGGCGCAGGAAGGCTTTTTCGCGCTCATCGAACTCCGCTATCGTGAGGTGGAATGTCCGGCCGCCGTCCGTACTGACGAATGCATCCGGGCAGTCCAGAAATTCTTTTCCCAGAGCGATTTTGTAAACGCGCTTTGGCTGGCCTTTGACCAGCGGCAGACGGCGGCGGACGCGATCCTGCAATGCTCGTCCTTCGGCATGGGTGAGGTTGCGCAGGAGGAAAGACTGATCCTCCAGCACATCCGCCATCATGTAGCAGCCGCAATAGCAGACAAACAGGCCCGGACCTTCCGGCATTTGCGGCCTGCCGCAACTGAAGCATTCATTCGGGCGCAGAATCCGGGTGTGTGGTAGTTTGCGTGGCATGCGCCGATTGTAAGCCTTCGGGAATATAAACCGGGCGCGTATCGCGGTTCACCAGCCAGTACACCCACATCGAGGCCAGCGCGACGAGCACGAGCAGCACGCGCAGCATGGCGAGCAGTATCAGGTCGATCTGCCGTTCATCGTCGTCGTCATCGCCGCCGAAGGCAATCTGCGGATCTTCGGGCGTCACATCAACCTCGTGGCGGTGGCGTCGGACCCGCGCAGCTTGCTCGCGTAGATCCGGTTCAGCCAGTACTGAGCCGCGTCCTCATCCGATCCGGCGAAGCCGCAGGCGCGCGCGCACTTCGCATGCATCCGGTTGAGATCCGTAATGAGATCCGGCGTCAGTTCGTCGCCGTACAACTGCCAGCGCCCGTTCTCCGTTTTCCGGACGTGGACCTGTGGCTTGCCGTGCTTTTCATGAAGCGCGGTGAACTGCCGCGACTGCTTTGCCCAGAATGCCGCTGATGGCGGCTTCGGGCGTCTGAACCCGCTCATGGAGGTTAGTATGAAGGACGCGAAGAAGAAGGACGAGAAAAAGGGATGGATCTGCCCGATCTGCAAGCGGGGATGCTCTCCGGAACTGAAACACTGCGAGTGTGTCGCGCTTTCACCACGGGAGGTACACCATCACCACTATTACCCGCCGGTATATCCGCATCTGGTTCCTTACCGGTATGCGCCCCTGCCCGCGACGCCGTGGATTTACGGCTCGTGCGGGATCGGGTATAACGACGCGGGCGGCTACACCGTCGCGCAGGCCGGTGACGGCGGCATCACCAACCTCGGCGGCACGTTCGCAAACAACGCGGGCACAACGTTCACCATCGGTCCAGTGACCATCGACAGCTTCGGCAGCGGCGACGATGGCAGCGGCAGCGCGGGCGGCGGCGGCAATCTGCCGCAGTAGGAGAAGCAATGCAGCACGAAACGCACGAAACAAAACCGCAGGCGAAACCGCAGGCGAAGCCGGAACCGGAGCCGCTGACGCCATCAGCCGTCAGATCGAAGGTCAGCTGGATACGGCAGGCCGGGCATCTCGGCCGGGGCATGGTGCACAACGCCATGATCGGCGAGAAGCAGGTCGCTCAGGTCGAGGAAGACTACGGGATGAGCGGGATGAAGGTCTACGGCGTAGTCGGCGGCAAATCATACTCGCTGATCCGCGACGCGAAAGTGGCAGCGGTCGACCTTGCGGCCCGCAGTCTTCCGCACCCGCCGCCACCACCGCCGAAAGCGGCCGTTAGCTCGGCGCCCCACCACCACCAATAAGCGCCAGCAGGTTTGCGGTTTCCTGCCCGCCCAGAAGCACCGGATCGGCGCGGCCCAGAAACCAGAGGCGGCTGGCGGTCGCTTCGCCGCCTGCGGGATCTTTCGTGAGTTCGACGCAGGCGATCTGATCCGGATTAATCCAGAGCGTATTCGTAAGCCGATGGAGCATGCCGGGATTATCTCCCATGCGTGACGGATTATTGCCCGGACTGCTGATCGCCCTGTTTGCGCTGCTGGCGCTGGCCGGATTCAGGTTCATCAAACCAAAGCGTTAAAGGCCTGCAAACACCTGCGCCAAATCTTTGCAGGGCAGCCCAAATGTATGACGACCTGCCGCAGGACGACGAAGACGAAGAACCATCACCCATACCAGTCATGAAAACTATTGACATCCCCCTGAACTCCATTGAGATCGGCGAACGTCGCCGGTCAGACGCCGGTGATCTTTCCACGCTCGCCTTCGGACTGAAGCGGGTTGGGCTGTTGCAGCCGATCATAGTAGACCGTGAGAAACGGAGCGGCCCTTACAAACTGATCGCGGGCTTTCGGCGCCTGAAGGCGGCCCGGCTCCTCCGATGGAAGACCATCGCCGCCAGCCTGCTGGACACGCTGACCGAAGAGGAACGACGGGACATCGAACTCGAAGAGAACGAGAACCGCAAGAGCCTGACGGCGGCCGAACGGCGCAAGAGGTTCCGAGCTTCGGCGCAGGTCGCCGAAAGCGCGAAAAAGGCGCGGGAGGTTTTGCGGCGTAGTGCCGAGAAACCGGATCAGAAGAGAACGAAGGGCGGGCGACCCACAGCACCGGCATCCGAACGGGCTGTCGCCGAAGCTGTCGGGGTGTCGGTCAGAACCGTGGAGCGGGCCGAGCAGCACGTCGAACTGGCCGGGCGTTTTCAATGGCTGCAAACGGATGACTGGCTTCAGGCCGATGTGGAAAAGCTGCGTCGTCTGATGAACCGCCTGCCGGATGAAGCGGAACGGGACCGGTTGTATCAGTTCATGGAAGAAACCGCCTCGCCCATGCTGCCGCGCAAGGACCGCATTTTCGAGTACGCGGAAATCATGCCGCGCAAGTCGCAGGCGCAGCGGGATGAAATCGGGACCGCATGAGTTCGATCACGCATGAAGTCTCGATGATGCTGCTGGGCTACGCCACGCGCCGCAAGTTCGCGGTCATCGAATACGACGACGCCGTACAGGCGTTCGCGCCGGGATTCCCGTGGTTCATGCTGCGGTCGAAGATCGCGGAGAAAGCCAACGCCGCGCAGGTGGAATTCAGGCTGATCGCGTCGGGGACGGATGCTGAGGTGGCGGAAGCCGAACAGCCGCTGACCGGAGAATGATCGCGTCGGGTGAGACAATTGATCTCGTCGGGGCATCGAAAGAGGGATCGCGTCGGGGAGGTGGACATGACGCTGGTCGCGTCGGGAACACATCGAGATATGGCCGCATCGGCGAGAGGGTTTTGATCGCGTCGGGAGATCCACCTGTGCGGATCGCGATGGGGAATCGTCTGATCGCGTCGGGCCGCAGGAACGCGATGATGGGTCGCGTCGGGTTCCAGATGATTTGCTCGCGTCGGGTTAGCCGCAGCGGTACATCAGGGATCGCGTCGGGAGATACGCGATCACTGCCGGTCGCGATTTGCTGTACACTCGGATTCGGGCCACCGACAGGCCCAGGATGACACAAGGCGCGGGAACGCTTGCCGACCCGTTGCTCGCATCGAAGCTGCACGTAAGGGTCTTGCGATACATGGGCCTTCGGGCCGCAGCCGCAGAAGCGATCATTTGACATCTGAAGATGGTGGCCGGAAACTATGCGTCGTTTCGGGACGCCCGCTACCCCAAGGCTTCGGCTTCGGCGATAGCCACATTCTCGCTTCGGCGTCAGGATGCCGGAGTCGCATCGGTCGCGTCAGGAAGATTCGGATCGGGGGCCTTCGTTTCGGCGGCGCAGATCAATGTTGGCGCTTCGGCCTCAACTCCGGAGTCGCTTCGGCTCAACGGACGGTCGCTTATCCGTGGGTCGCCTCGGTGACTGGGCTTACATCGCATCGGGCACCACTACCGCAGTCGTTTCGGGCGGGCGAATCGCATCGGCACGAGAACAGATCGGTTCGGTATCGCTCACCTGCGGATGTCCGGTGATTCATGCGCTTCGGCGGCAGGACGATTTCGGCAGCTTCGGGAGCGATCCGCTGTTACCTTAGGATCGTTTCGGGCGAACATTACGGGCTTGCTTCGGGAAGCTCTATCAACACATCGCTTCGGGGCTCGATTTTGCTTCGCTTCGGGCGCGGGCGGACGGAAACGCTTCGGGCCACTGCCGCTCAGATGCGCTCCCTTCGGGTTTGCGAGAAGGTGTTTCGCTTCGGCGCTCTTGAATGTGCTCTCAAGGTGAAATCGCTTCGGCGGGAGATCCTCACCAGATGCCGCTTCGGATGAAGGTCCCTTCGCTCGGTGTTCTATGCTTGATTCCCGGCCAGATGTCGCTTCGGGTGAAACCGCCGAAGTTCGCTTCGGGTGAAAACGTCGAAGGTCGCGTCGGGTGATCCGGGTTGCCAGCGCCATCACTGGTTCGCTTCGGCTACGCGACGCAGGTGGCTTCGGGTTTTGGTGTTCAGCTTCGGGTGATACCGGCGTAGGATGCGGGTTGCCAGCGCCATCACAGCATCACAGGCTTTGGCTTCGGGCAGGATTGAAGTAGAGGCTACTGCGTTGCTCGCATAGCGTGTGCGAGTTCAGTAACGGCGGTGTTCAGGGCATTGGCGAACACCGGCAGCGCCTCATCGTTCCACGCTTCGGACTCCAGCCACGTCTCATCGCCGGTGCCGATGTAGCGGATCTCGATCTCAGCGCCGTTATCCAGCTTGCCGCAAATGGTGGCGTCGAAGAACTGACCGGGCGTTTCCGGAAGCGCGATCACCATGTAGCCCGCCGGGTCGTCCTCATCCTCGCCGTACAGCGCACGCGAGGCCGCTTCGAATGTCGGGTCGATCAGAATGTCGCCTTCCGCGATGAGGATCAGATGGCCGCGCCATCCGGCGCCCGTGCCCTTCACAGGGATGATCTCCTGCGCCGTGCTCATTTCTTCGTCTGTGCAGCCGACCGCATAGGCCTTGTTGAGCGTGTGGTCTGTCACGATCAGCTTGCAGGCGTACGGTTTGGCCTCGATGCCGGTGAACCGGAGCAGTTCCAGGATCACCCGGCAGTATGCGATGCAGGAATTGACGGCGATGCGGTCCCGCAGAGTGCGGCGGGCCATTTCCACGACGGCCTCGATGCCGTGGACGGCTTCGGCTGTTGTGAAGGCGTCGGTGTTCATGCCGCGCTGACCTTCTTTTCGAGCGCCTCGACGCGGCTGACGAGATCGAGCCAGCGGGATTCGGAAGCCTCCGCGAATTCGGAAAAGCGCACCATTCCGCGCATTCCGATCTGGATCAGCCCGGCCTGAAGTTTCAGGCGGCTGTCGAGCGCGTCGAGACGGTCGAGAATGCGCCGTTCGATGGTCTGCATGTCGGAATGCAGGCTGCCGATTTCAGAGGCCATAAGCGCCGCCATGCGGTTCTCAACGCCCTGCATCTGGGCTTCGATCCGCGCTTCCATCTGTTCGAGATAAGTCTTCAGTTCGTTGTCCATTTTCGGGTGGTGGTCTGGTGGCTGACTCCAGCTTAATCAATCGGTTGGGCTGTATGTCGCCTGTTGCCCGGCGACTTCGATTTCCCACTGGCCGCCGCGCAGGTCCTGGACCGTTTCCTGTTCGTAGTCCACCATGAGCAGCAGCGGCCCGATGAACATTCCGCCGTCGCCGGTGCGGGCAGCGCCTTCATCAAGATCGACGGCGACCGACTTGCCGTTTTTTGATGCCAGCGCGACGGTCCCTTCCGACCACGCGCCGTGGCCGATCTGATCACCGCACACACTGCGCCCGATGACGGGCCGCACTCTTATTCGTTCTCCGGTCCGGAGCAAAACAGCGCACATCAGGCTATTGTCCCATCGCGATCCGTTTCCATGAATACCCTTCACGCCCGCCGGGGCCGGTCCTATCCTTCCACGCGCGGGCTTGCCCAATCGCTCGGTTTGACCGCCGGGGAATCGGGCCGCATGTCGGCTGTCGATTACTTCGTAAACGCCGCCGCGCGCACCGGGTGGGGGACGAACTCACTGGTCGAGGCGACCGATTACGACCTCGTCCGGCTTTCCTACAACTACCTCCTGCTCATCACGCTTTACCGCAATCACTGGATCACGCGGGCCATCGTGGACATCCCGGCGCAGGACATGACGCGCGCATGGCCGCGCCTCACGTCGGATATGCCGCCCGAGGATGCGACGAAGATCGACAAAGCGATCCGGCGCACCCAGACCAAAGCCAGGGTGCTCGAAGCCCTGTGCTACGCGCGGCTGTTCGGCGGGGGCGGGGCATTGATCGTGGTCGACGGGCAGGAGCATCAACTGGATGAGCCGCTCGATCCGCACGATATCGAATTAGGGTCTTTTCAGGGCATCATCCCGTTCGACCGCTGGTCGGGTATCGTGCCGGACGGCAATGTGTGCACGGATGTAAGGCGCCCGGTGGCGTTCAATCTGCCGGAATACTACACCGTCACCTCGCCCGATGGCAGCGGCGGCATGGGGGGCACCGGCTTCCGCGTGCACGCCAGCCGGATTCTGCGGTTCGCAGGCCCGGCCGTTCCCTCGCCCGAATACCAGGCGCAGCAGTGGTGGGGCATCAGCGTGGTCGAGCCTGCGTTCGAGGAAGTGCGCAAGCGCGACAACATGTCGTGGAACATCCTGATGGCCACGTTCCGCATGAACCTGATTTCCATCCAGGACCCGGAACTCGCGCAATCGCTGTCCGGGCTGAATATGACCGGCAAGGCGCTGCAGGCGTACCAGTCGCGCATGCAGGCGCTGAACGATCTGATGAGCAATCAGTCGCTGCTCATTACCGGCAAGGATGGCGGGATGTCCTCGACGCAGTATGCGTTCTCGGGGACGGCCGATGTTTATCAGCAGTTTCAGATGGACATCGCCGGGGCCGCGCGCATCCCGGTCACGCGCTTATTCGGGCGCACCATTTCGGGCCTCGGGCAGGCCAACGATCAGGACGAGCGCATCTACGAGGAAGTAATCGCGCTCCAGCAGGATACGGCGCTGCGGCCGCAACTGGAAAAGCTCTATCCGATCATCGCGATGAGCGAGTTGGGCGAAGTGCCCGACGACATGAACCTCATCTTCCCCTCGGTCCGCGTCCTGACCGAAGAGGAAAAGGCCGACCTCGGCAAGACCATCTCGGACAACGTGCTCGGGCTGTTCAATGCGGGCCTGTACAGCAAAGCGATGGCGCTGCGCGAATTGCAGAACGCCTCGGAGTCCACCGGCATGTTTACGAACATTACCGATGAGGATATTGCCGAGGCGGAAAAAGAACAGGATATGGCGGGCGAAATGGGCGGGCCGCCGATGACGGAAATGCCGGGGCAGGAGCAGCAGGAAGGCGCCGCGCCGGGCCAACCGAAACAAACCGGGCCGCAATTGGTGCCGCCGAAGAAACCGCTCATGGGGCCGCTCGGGCCGCTCGACGTGCCCGCAAACAAAGGGCTGGTGCAGGAGAGCGGCAAGCGCGCCGGGCATGTGAAGTCGCCCACCACGCAGGCGAGCGGCGAGCATCAGGCCAGAGAACTCGTGCGGCAGTTCGAGCCGAAACCGAAGGGGGAGGAACGCGGCGAGCACCGCACGCGGCCACGGCAGACGGCGGCCGATGGCGCGTCCGCGTCCCCGATGGCGATGGACGACCGGGAATTCGCGGGCTTCCCGATCACGGTCGAATACCCGAAGGGCGTGCGGCGGCGCATCACCAACGACCGGGGCGAAACGGTCTACGACAAGAAAATGCTCTTTGACTACGGCTTCATCCGGAATACGGTCGGCCGGGACGGCGACGAAATCGACGTGATCTGCGGGCCGGACCCGGACTCGCAGCGCGTGTTCGTCATCGGCATGCGCGACCTTGGGCCGGACAAAGACAAACGCGAGGACGAGGACAAGGTATTCCTCGGCTTCAATGACCCGGCGGAAGCGCGCGATGCGTTCCTCACGATGTATCCGGAGCCGTTCGTGGACGGGATCAAAGAGTATTCGGCGGCGGATTATATGGAACTTCTTGATGACCAGGATGGCGCGATCACATCAACCGCCGAAGATATGCTGTCTCATTGCGTCGAGGCATAACCCCATACGAAGGGCCAATCATAAGCCGCGAGAATGCGCGGGCCGAAGGGCTGAAACGATACTTCACCGGCAGGCCCTGCAAAACCGGGCACACCAGCGAGAGGTACGTATCCACCACTAATTGTTGCGCCTGCCTCCTGGAAACGAAGAAACACAAGCCGAACGCGATTAGAGAGGCAAAGCGGATAGCGCGAGAGGCCGGTGAGTCTCAGTATTCTACCGGTCGGCCATGTAAACGGGGGCATTTGGCTCCACGGTTCGTGGTCAACGGTCAATGTACAGAATGCAATCTCGAAGACGGCCGGGCTGTATATGCGCGAAACCGCGCGGCGATTCTGGAGAGACACCGCGCCCGCCGAGAACGAAATCCCGACAAAGTCCGCAGCCAACAGAGGGAATCTGCCCGTCGCAATGCTGAAAAAATCAAAGCTCGGCATAGAGCCAAACGACTTGCCGGAGCATATCCGTATGATCCTGAAAAAGCCCGCGCAAGGCGCAAGGCGCATCCAGAAGCGTATCGCGCCCGCGTAACGCGCAGACGCGCCATGCGGCGCGCCGCCGAAGGAACCCATACTGATGAAGACATCAAGGCGCTGTTCGCAAAGCAGGGCGGCAAGTGTGCGACATGCCGAAAAAACATCAGAGACGCCTACGATGTGGACCACGTCATGCCCCTCAGTAAGGGCGGTTCGAATGGCCCGGATAATCTACAGCTTCTCTGCCCGACATGCAATCGAAAAAAGTCAACGAAGCGTCCCGATGAGTGGGCACAGGAAAACGGCCGCTTGTTTGTGTGAGGTCTGACGCGCATGCCGCTGGAAAAGGGTACTTCGCAGGCGGTGGTCAGCCGAAATATAAAGCGCGAAATCGAGGCCGGAAAACCCCAACGCCAGGCGGTAGCGATTGCTTTGTCCGAGAAGCGGCGCAGCGCGGACGGCCTGACGAGCAAGGGCCTTAAGATTCTTGCGGCGCTGTTCGTCGCGCGCAGGCTGTTTGAACGCCCGGAGCAGCGGAGTCTGAGCGGCGTGCAGGAAACCCTCAACCGGATATTCAGCAATCCGCCATCACCCCTTTACGCGACCGACATAACCCAGGCGCCGCCGCACAAGCACGATTGGGTCGCCGACGTCGGCCGCAAAGACGGCGCGCGCTGTTCGATCTGCGGCAAGCGCACGACGTGGCCGCAAATCGACCGCATCAACCGCATGACCTGGCAGAAACAGCAGATTGCGGCATCACGAAAAGCACACGCAGGAGATTCCATGCCAGCTTCAGCGACCAGCTACCGGACGCGCATGCACCGCGCCCTCGACCACATGATCGACGCCGTGGGCGACTCGCGCGCGCGGGATGCGATCTATGCGGAAGTTAAATCCGACGTAGGCGCCTGGGACACTACAGCTCAAAGGGATATTCGGCTTCGCGCCGGTCAGCGCCTTGAAGTCGTCGGCTCATCGGATAAAGGCACGATCTTCAAAGACAGCAATGGTCACGAAATCCTGAAGGTCGATGACGAACGCAAACTGCGCAAGGTGCCCGCCTCGCGCGCCCGTGACTACCAGACTTACGCGCACCCGGTTGATTGGGACGTCTACGACCGGCGCGGCATGCACGTAGGCGTAGTGGAGGCGAATAACGAACTGGAAGCGCGGCGGGAAGCCGAAAAAGAATGGTCGAACGTCGCGCGGGTGGCGCCTGATGAATCCACCGCGCGGGACGTTGTGATGAGCGGGTCCAAATCCGCCAATTACGTTCATACGCCACGGCCTCGGCTTCAGGCCCGGCTGGCACTGCTGGCCGCGTACGAGAAGGCCATTGCAAAACACAAACAAGACCCAAGCGCTGAGAACGAAGCCGAAATGAATCGTGCCCGCGCGGCATGGGCAGAGGGAAGGAAGAGGTAACGACCATGCCAGCCACCTATCGCGCCCGCATGCATCGGGCACTCGACAGAATGATCGACCACGTCCGGGTGGGCGATATCCGCAGGCTCGTCGGCCGCGTCAAAGATGACCGGCGCACATGGAATCCGCGCGCCAGAGGCGACGGGCACTGGCACAGCGCCGCGCACGGCGAAGATGCGCGCGCCAGTATCGCCGCAGCATTCGACCGGCGCACCGGCGACGCCGGGATTGAAGCCTACGGCGTGAAGGGCCTGCGCAATGTCCCGTGGCGGAAGGTATTCAGGAATCAGGCCGAATTCGAACGGTGGCTCGACCAGAACGAAGGCGAGGTGGTGGTATACGGCACGCGCGAGGCCGAGCCGGGCGCGCGCGACTCGCGGGCGGCCGACGTTTACCGTGTGGCCCGTGGCGGATACTACCCTGACGCCAAAACCGGGAAGCACGTATGGATTCCGGAGGGCACGGCGGTCGGCAGCGTCATGCACGAGAAGGACACCTCCGTCACGGGCATCGTCAACGGCCAGCGTCTGGTAATCAACGCCAATCTGGTTAAAGAGGCGCGCGACGCGGCACTGCCGACCAATGTTCGGTCGATCCCCACGGATCAGCTGCTCATTCTCATCCGTACGCTGGCCGACGCTGGCCCGTCGCCCTCCAATACGCCGGTCCTGAATTTGTTGTTAGAGGAACACCGCAGACGCGGCGGCCGTGATTCGCGCGCCCGTGATATCACTGTCGCTCAGCTTGGGCAGAAAATCTGGCAGGAAAAACAAACCCGGACGGCGACCACTCCGAAGCCGCAGCCGCAATACGCCTACAACCGCCACGGCGAGCGCGTCCGCGTGACCACGCCGGAAGACGAAGAACGGGTGGCGCGCCGGAAGATCATCGCCGCGCTCGACCGGGCGGCGGGCCGCGATCAGGTGCGCGAGGCGATCCGGCCGGGCGACATCGTGACGATCTCCACCCCGCAGGGGCAGACCCGCAGCGGTAAGGCCGTGATGAAAGGGCCGCACGGGTGGGTGTTGAACATGGGCGGCGCGCATGGCACTACCGCCATCGCTACCGAACAGAACATCGTGCACGTCAAGGCGACGGGCCGTAAAGCTGGCCCGTGGGGCCTGTAATGGCCGCCGCCGCCTCATTCCGAACCCGGATGCACCGGGCGCTGGACCGCATGATTGACGCGGTTCCCCCGAACATCAGCAAGGGCGCGCAGGCGATGGCGACCCGCATGAACAACGCGGAAGCCGCCTTCATCGAAACGCTCATGCGGCACGGCAAGATTTCCCGGCCGGAAGCCGAGAAGGCTATGCGGACCATGCTCCGCCTGAAGGTCGCGAAGCTGGACGCGGTGTCGGGCGTGATCAGGGTCAAGCACGGGGCGTATCTGGAGCCGGACGCAATCCGCAATGCGGTGGCTTATGACGCGCACGGCGGCCGGGACGCCCGCTTTGATTGGGAAGCCCACAACGACCGCGACCGCGTTGACTCCGAGAACGCGCGGAATCCCGACATGCATCAGCGCGCAATCCGGTATCACGAAGATATGGCCGACGGGGCTTTGAACGGGGCGGCCGCAACCGCGCACCGCAACGCCGCCGATCTTCACGAGGTCGCGGCGACGTCTTCGTACGGCAATGGCAAGAACAACCCGCAGGCAATATTGGCGGCTCGCGCAGCATCCGCGCGCGCGAACAGGATGCCGCGCCACTATGAGCGATGATCCCGGTCACCCAGACGCGCACCGGCAAGCGCGGCACCTGCATGTCGGCGTGCATCGCGTCGATTCTGGAACTGCCCGTCGAATCCGTCCCGTACTTTGGCGACGAAGATGAAGAGTTCTACCGAAATCTTGGCATTTTTCTCAAAGATTACGGTCTATTTTATATTCAGCTAAAACCCGACGATCCGATTCTGAACCTCATGTTTCAGATCGGCCCGGTATGGCACACGATGGAAGGCATCAGCCCGCGCGGCGCGATGCATGCCTGCGTGGGACTCAACCGGCAATTGATTCACGATCCTCATCCTCAGGACGGGACCGGTCGCGGACTCCGCACGCTCGAACATTACGGGCTGCTCTGCGCGCGCCTCGACCGTTAGGGTTTCGCGGGCACCGGCCGCAGGATATCGAGAACGTCTTCGGTGTATTCGATGCCGCCTTCCCAAAAGGCCAGCAGCGCGTCGAAGTTCAGCTTCACCCATTCGCGCAGAAGGTCCCGTTCGCGGGGGGCGAGGTCGCCCTTACCGATCACATGAAGGTCCGGCCGGAGCGCGACCGTTCGCATTTCGGACGGAGTCGCATTGGGGCCGCGCGAAATCTTCACCCGGATATCGTGTTTGGCGCCGCCTTTGGGCGAAATCCAGACCACAAACGGCAGGCCGGTCTTCTTTGGCGACAGATTGCTCATGAGGAAAAGGTCTTCGTCCGGGAATGCGGTTTTTGTCATTTTCAAAAGGTTGATCCGGGAGTTTCGTATCCCGGCCCCGGTGTTCAGCCGGGACGCTCCGCCGCGCGGAGAATAGCGCGGAGTGTGGAGGTCAGCGATGCAGCAGGCTGGTGCGTTCTTCGAGGCGCGTGATGCGCTGTTCGTGACCATCCAGCTTCTGTTCGATCCGTTCGAGGCGTTTCACGATTTCATCAAGACGGCGGTTCAGGTCGGACTTTAAATCCTCAAACCGCTTGTTCTGCGACCACTGCGCAGCCCAGATTGCGGCGACAAAGGTGGTCATCAACGGCAATGTGACCTGAAAAAACGGCTGCTGTAAAAGATTCAAATTCGCTCTCCCGTCAGTGAACGCTGACGGCTCCAGCTTACCCCATCACCCCCATCACCCCCATCACCCCCATCCCCTGAAGGCCTGCAAAGATTTGCGGATTTTCCCGCAAGTGTCTGCATAGCCTCGCATCCCCTCCATCACCCCTCATCACCCATAGCACCCGCCTGCCTTCCACAGGCCCGAGGAAATCCACGTCTATGGCCGCAACACCCGCACCCGTTTTCACTCCGACCGGCGCGATCCGCATCGCGGGTCAGGCCTATCCGCAGGCCGTTCTGCTGCCGCTCAAGGGCGGCGAAACCACAGCGATGATCCAGAGCTACGGCACGCCCGGATCAGTCCTGCCCGTGACGCCGGTCCTCACGACTACGGCGACGCAGGCGACGCCGGGCTCGACCACCATCAACGTCGCTTCCGCCACCGGGCTCGCTGTCGGGCAGTTCATGAATGCCGCCGGGATTCCGCCGGGAACGTCCGTGACGGCGGTCAACGGAACGGCTGTCACGATCTCGCAGCCGACTGTCGCCGCGCTGAACGCCACGCCCATCACGTTCTTCAATCCGATCAGCCCGAATTCAGGAGTCGCGGTCATTCCGGGCACGCCGCTCTTTATCGGCATCGGAACCAATACCTGGCTCGCCTTCACGGGCGATGGCGGAGCGCCCTCATTCGGCCTGTCCGCGCCCGCCGTGATGAACGTCGCCGTGGGGTCGTGAGCGATGGCAAAGGGCTACTTCGTCACCACCATTTCGCCCAACCTCGGGCGCACGCCAGAGGGTTTCCTCGTGGCCAAAGACTGCGTGATCGCGCGCACGGGGTTTCAGACCTACAAAGTCCGGGACCTGAATCAGCAGGTCGCGGAAGACCTCGGTATCGACACGTCGAATCCCGACGCCGACATCGACCTCTATCGCCCGGCCAGCGAAGTCTTCGACCCGAAGACGATGGCGAGCTACGAGGGCAAGCCGGTGGTGGACGATCACCCGGCGGGCCGCGAATTCGTCAACCCGGACAATTACCGCGAGCTTGCCTGCGGGCATATCCAGAACATCCGGAAGGGATGGGAGCCGCTTGAGTCCGGCGAATGGCCGCTCATCGGGGACCTCGTCATCACCACCGAGCCGCTCATATCGAGCGTTGAGGACGGCGTCAAGCGCGAGTTGAGTTGCGGATACGACTTCAACATCGCGCGCGACGGCGAAAAGATTTTGCAGGTCGCGATGGTGGGCAACCACGTCGCGGTAGTTCCGAAGGGCCGAGCAGGAGCCGAGGCCCGCATTAACGATTCAGCGGACGTTGCTGAGCAGCCCGTAGTCCGGCAGGACAGGGCTGAGCCACTTTCCCCTGAACCGACCATCACGCGGGCCGCAATCCCGGCAACATCACCCAAACCAATCCACAGCAAGGAGAAAAAAGTGGCAGCGAAGACATTGCTTACGCGCATCTTCGGCGAGGGCTTCAAAATCTACGCGAAGGACGCCGACCCCGAAGACGTTGCGAAGGTGGCGGAAGAGTACGCCAAAGACCAACTCGCAAAAGATACCGGAGAGCAGGACGATGTCAGTCCCGGCTTTTCAGAAAAAGGCACAGACCGCAGGGCCAGAGACAGGAAGGCGGCCGACCGCCGTGGCCGCGACGAGTTTCCTCCGAAAGAGGAAGAAGAAGAACGCGCCGATGATCGCCGTTCCGATGATCGCGCCGACGACCGACGCGCCGCAGACCGCCGCACGGGCGACCGCCGCACGGGCGACCGCCGCGCAGGTGATCGCCGCGTTGGCGACCGGCCCGTCGCCGACCAGGCGGCGAATGACCGCCGGGCGCGCCTGCACGACACGCTCGACTGCATCATCGACGAGTGCATGGACCGGGGGACGCGCGATGCGGAACCCGAACCGGAGCCGGAACCGGAACTCGTCCGCGACCGGCGTGCGTCCGATACCGACCTCGCAGAGCTTCAGGACCTGCTCGGCCAGTATTACGACGAAGAACAAACGGAACCGGAGCATCAGGGCGATGAAGGAGTTCCGCCCGAACTTCTCGAAGCAGGCGCGCAGGACCGCCGCAACGGCGATTCCAGCGAACTGATCGAAGCCGACGATTCCGAGATCGGCGACGAGGAAGAGGAAGAAGAACCGGCGCGCGCCGCCGATTCGCTCCGCGATCTGAACATGATGCGGCGGGCCATCCGGCGCAGCGGGGACCAGCGGGCCATCGACGCATTCAACGCGCAGATTCGCCGCATCACCCGCACCTCACGCCCGTCCACGGGCAGCTACGGGAACTTCGCCCGGTCCGCTGCCGCGCGGGACGAGAACAACATCCGCGAATCCCTGCACCGGGGCGCGCGCGGATTCACGACCCCGCAGGAGGTCGATGCGATCTACGCCCGCTATCGCGGCAAAAACCCCAAGGAGGTCAACGTCGCGTAAGCGCTCTGACACCGCGTTTTCACGAGGAAAAAAACTATGAACACATTTGGACAAGTCATTCCGCCCCTCGGCCCGAACTACGGATTTCCGGGCAATGTAAGCCGCGTCGGTGAAAGAGTCGTCTCGGCGAAACAGGTCGCTCCTTCCGGCATCCCGATCAATTTCGGCGATGGCGTGATCGTCGTTCGCAATTCCACGACCGGATTCTTCCGCTCGCTTGCGGACTACCTCGCAACACCTGCCAACGCCGCGACCCTGCCCGCTGATTTCGCGGGCGTGGCGATGCGCGAAGTGAAGCAGTCGAATCTCTACACCGCGTACAGTCAGGTCGGCAACACGAGCACGGTGGCCACAACCACGACCGCTGCGGCGGCCGCCGGGACCAACGTGCTCGCGGTGACGAGCGCGGCTGGCCTCGCCATCGGCCAGACCGTGGAAGGCATCGGCGTTCAGTCCGGTTCCTCCATCCTTTCCATCGCGGCGCTCAACGTCACGATCTCGAAGAACCTCGTCGGTCAGGGAATCCCGAGCGGCGGAGCCGTTACCTTCACCTCCGTCAACTCTCCCGCAGTCGGCACCTATGCGCCGGGGCAGATGTGCGAGGCGCTCGAACGCGGCTCGATCACCGTGCCCTGCATGAACGGCTCGCCTCTCGCGGGCGGCCCGGTCTACATCCGCACCGCCGCCAACGCGGCGTTGCCCGGCACGTTCATCGGCGGCTTCGAGGCCGCAGCGGACGGCACCAATTCCGTCATCCTCGGCGCGACCAACGACCCGTGGATTGTGTTCCGCATCGGCGGTGTCGACGCGAACGGCATGGCCGAAATCACCATCAAGTCGCGCCACGCGGCGTAACGCGCGGAAAGAAAGGAGAACCCAGAAATGAGAAGCACAAGTCTAGCTACCGCGCGACGCCAGGGAGATGCATGGTCCAGCTATCGCGCGCATTCGCGACGGCAGCCGATGTCGCGAGCCTTCGATGCCGCAGGCTCGCAGGGCCTCGCATACCTCAACGGCCAGCTCGAAATGATCGAGCCAAACCTCGTCAAACCGCTTCAGGCGACGACGCATGCAAGGGATATCACGGTGAAGACCGGCGGCGGCTTCCCCGAAGTCCTGAGCGCGTATGCGTCTAACCTCGCATCGACGGCGACGCAGTTCTTCGGGCTGCAAGGTACGAACAATACCGACATCCCCGAAGCGCAGGTCGATGTGCAAAAAGGGACCTGGCCCACGTACCTGTGGGCGCAGGGCATGACCGTCACATGGCTCGATCTCGAACGGCTGGAATTCGCCGAACGGACCGGGCAGGGCGCGCCCTTCTCCCTACAGGACCTGTACGACGCGTCAATCGAAGTCACCTTCGCCAAGGCGTGCGATTACGTGGTCTATAAGGGCTGGCTCGGCGGCTTCGGCCTCTGCAACAACCCCGATGTCGATGCGACCTACGTGGTCGACGCGGGCACCGGCACCGCATGGGCCAACAAGACCCCGGTGCAGTGGCTCAACGACATCAACGCGGCCGTGAACCGCACGGTCATCAATTCGGGCTATGCGATGAACGAAGGATGCGGGGACAGCCTGCTGCTCCCGTTCGCTCAGTTCGCGCTGCTCTCGAATCCGATGGTCATCGGCGGCGTGGGCTACCAAAGCGCAATCGAATACATCAAGAAGAATTGCGTGGCGGCCGCCTACGGCGTTGACCTCAACATCTTCCCGCTGCCCAACGTCTGGATCGCGGGGCAGGGCCTCGGCGGCTCGGATCGCGGCATTCTGTACCGCAACGCCGAAGAGTCCCTGATGTTCCGCGTTCCCACACGCAAGCAGAAGGGCATGACCGTCCCGACAACCAAGGACGGCGGCGCATACCAGACCCTCTATCGCGGCTGCATTGGCCACGTTCTTTTCAAAAGGAACACGACCATGACGTACCTCGATGGCATTTAGTCGTCAATACGCCAGGTAATGCCGCGCGCAACACGCTTGATGGTGTTCCGCCCCACCCCGAACCGCCGTGCAAGTGCGGCGGTCCCGGAGTGGTATTTCGTCGGATTGTAAACGCGGCGGATTTCCCCGACCTGTTCTCTGGTTAAAGATTTTCCGCCGCGCCCCTTCTTCGCCATGTCGGTCATGTTGTCGGCCTGCGTTCCAAGAAATAAATGGCGCGGGTTGTAGCACGCCCGAACGTCGCAGCGGTGGAGAACGAAGTTATCGCCAATGGGACCGACAAAGGGTTTCATAGGAGACGTGGTGCGCGAGTCGCACCTTGCCACCGACTCCAACGGCGCCGTATCCCCGGCCGTGCTTTGCGTACGGCCATAGCAGGCACTCATCAGAATCGCCGTGATCCCTCACGGCCTTCATCAAGTAATCGATCAACATCACCAGAAACACAAGGAGCTTAATACACAAAATGAGACTTTTTGCGAAGCGCGCGCTTACGTTTCACCACCCCGGTCAGGTAGGCTTCGACGGCCGCTCCGAAATCACCATCGCGGCCAGTACGAGCGCGCAGACCCTGCCCGATTGGGTGGGCGAATGCCGGACGTATCTGGAAGCCGAGAAATCAGGCCTCGCCTTCCGGCTGCCGGACGAGCCGGTGGCGTCGGTCGCGCCGCCGTCGCTTACGCCAACGCTCGACGGATTGATCGCCGCCGGGCTGTCGCGCCAGCAGGCGGAAGCGGTCCTCGTAAAGCGCGCCGCTCTGATCCGGTCGAATTCGGTCACGCCGCCGGGGCCGACAGTGGAAAGCCTGATGGCGGTCGGCCTTACCGAAGAGGAAGCGATCTCGGCCATCGGCAGCAAGATTCCCGTTCTCATCACCCCGCAACCGCCGAAAGAGGCGGAGCCGGACAGGTCCGGCTTGCAGGCGGAAACCGTCGATGTCCCGGCGGAACATCACCACCGGCCCGAGCCGGAACCGCCCCTGTTGCACAAAGGCGGCGGCAAGCGCAGGTGACGCGCCGCTCCTATGCCACTTTACGGCGGATATGGTTACTTTCCGGACTTAAACCAGTTCATTAACGAGGCGTGGGGCTGGCCCGTTGACAGCGTTGGTCCGTGGGTATTCGCGGCCACCAATGTCGTGGTCGGGCCGAACCCGCCCTACTCGGTGAACGATTTTCTGGCGATGTATCCCAAGTTCGGCGGCGCGCCGGTCACGGTGAACAACGCCGTCATCACCACCGGCAGCCCGGTGGTGCAGGGATCGTCGCAGGGCATTATCGCGGGAGCGTACATCGCCTCGGCCGTGCCGGACCCGGACCCGCTCACCGGCATATGGGGCACGACGCCCGGCCTGTTCGGGCAGGGCGCGGCGGTCAAAACCGTGGACGGCCAGATGCAGTTCACGGTCAATCAGAACGCCATTGAGGACGGGACGTCGCTCGCGGTCTACACGCAGCCCTTTGTGCCCATGCACGTGCTCAACATGTACGTTTACCTCGCGAGCGTATCGCTCCAGTCCATGCGGTGGTGCGAAGCGTGGTACATCGCGATGTCGCTTTTCATCGCGCATTACTGCACGCTCTATCTCCGCTCGGATGGCGACGTGTACTCGACGCCGGGGCAGGCGGCCACCGCAGGCCTCGCGCGCGGCATTGCGGTGTCCAAGTCGGTCGGCGGGGCATCCATCAGCTATCAGCCCGTAATGGGCGGCCTGGAAGATTGGGGGTCCTGGAATGAGACCGCCTATGGATCGCAACTCGCCACGATGGCCCGCAGCTACGGCGCCGGACCAATGCTGGCGTTCTGATCTTTATGGCCACCAGACAGCCGGTCACCGTAGTCCGTCGCGGCAATTCTGAGCAGCGCGTTACCGCCGCGCTGGACAGGATGCGCCGCTGCAAAGTAATGGTCGGCATCCCCGCCGAGAAGGCCATGCGGGGCGGCGACGTGATGAACAATGCGTCGCTCATGTATATCCACGAGCACGGTTCGGACCTCCGCAATATTCCGGCGCGGCCGGTGCTCGGTCCCGCAATCGCCAGCGTTCAGCCGATGATCCAGAAGGAATTCGAGGCGGCTGCCAAGGCGATGATCGACTACGAAACCGGCCTCGCGCGAAACGTCGAAGATGTGACGCGCCATCTCGACCGCGCCGGGATGGTCGCCGCGAATGCCGCCAAACGGCTCATCGGCCAGTCGCCGCCGCTCGCGCCGAACGCGCCGTCCACCATCGCGCGCAAAGGGTCCAACGCCCCGCTGATCGACACCGGCCAGCTGAGGCGCGCGATCACATGGGTTGTGGAGACGCCGCCGGATATGGCGCGGTGCGATCCGGAAGCACGGCGCGACAGGGAGCGCAGCGAGCGTCCGGAAACCCGCCAGCAGCAGAACGAGGAAATGCAGCAGGGCAATGAGACGGCGGAAGCTACCGCCGAAGCGGCCGAGGTCGCCGACACCGCTGCGGGCGAAGCCGCCGAAGCCGCCGAACTGATCGTTCTTCTTTGAAAGGGCGTATATGGCATTCACCGTAACGGAATTGATGAACGACCCGGACCTCTGTATCACGTCGAGCGACGGGAAGCCGCTCATGATTCAGCGTTCGCAGGGCGCATTCGTGGCGGGCGGCTATGAAACCACGGTGACGAATATTCCCGTGGTGGGCGTGGTGACGCTGGCCGAACCGGAAACGCTCGAACAGATTCCGGAAGGCGACCGCGTGGCCGGGATGCTCGAATTCAACACCGCCGTCCGGATCTACCAGACGAACGAAGACAGTAACCAGGTATCCGACATCCTGCTCTGGGGCGGCATTCCCTACAAAGTGTTGCAGGTTTTCCCCTGGAGAGACTTCGGCTTTTTTAAAGCTGTACTCGCACGCATGCCCGGTCAGTAATCTCTTTCCATGTTCTGCCCGCCGCAATGCTCCGAATTGTGCTCGGGTGGACGCCGAAGCGGCGCGCAAGGTCCGTGGCTCCAGTATGGTATTTGGTGCGATCATAAACACGCCGGATTTCGTCCACCTGCTCCTGCGTTAGTTTGCTCCACGGATGCGTCTCTCCATGCGCCTTGCCTGTCTTAGCCTGACGACCTTTTTTCGTCATGTCCGCCATGTTGTCCTCATGGGTTCCCAGAAACATATGGCGCGGGCTGTAGCAGGCCGGATTATCGCAGCGGTGCAGGACCCATTTATCGCCGACCGGGCCGACAAAGGTTTCATAAGCGAAGCGTGTAACGAGTAAAACGTCGCTGCCGACTCCCACTTTTCCATAGCCCTCCTTGGTTTTGGAGAACGGCCAAAGTAGGCACTCGTCAGAATCGCCATGCGCTTTCACCGAGTCAATCAGGTACTGACGCTTTGTGCTGGCCTTCCAGCAGGCCGCAGAGCAGAAGTAAATCCGGATCGTACGTCCAGGGCTGCTGTAATCCCGGCCGCATTGGCGGCATGTGCGGTTGAACGGCATCGATGTTCGATCTTATGGCGGGGCCAATGACGCTGAACGTCCGCGAAGGCTACTTCAAAACACGCGACGGCGGAATCGCCCGGATTTCATTCCGCGAGGACGGGATGTGGTTCGGGTTCGTCGCCGATTCGTTCGGCTCGGCTCTGCCGCTCACATGGAATCACGAGGGGCGCATCCATGCGCTCTATGACTCGCGCTATGACCTGATACGGGCGGCGCCGGAAGCGAGCGGCGGGCCGCCGCTCACGCTCGCGCAGGTATTCGAAGAAGAAGACCGGCGCAAGGCTGCCCGAACCGCCGCGCCCGCTGGCGCCGTGATTGTCGAAGACGACGACGGCGAGTTTTAACGCGATTTCCCGTCCGCGCCGCGTTCATTGCTCCTGAACGGCCGGGCGACCGGCCCGGAGAGCTTCTTCGTTCATTCTCCCTTCCGGGCCGGGACCTTTTCCGCGATGCCTTTTTCTGCTGTTTTTCCGACGCCCAATCCTCCGTCATGGCCGTTTCCCACCGGGGAGACGCTCAATTCCGGCGCGCTGACGCCCGACGACATGCACGCGCTGATGCAGCGGCTGACGTGCCCGATGCTCGGTATCCGGATCGACGATACGAAGCCGGAAGGGGGCGGGGCATACCGGCAGGTGCGCGTGGGATGGCAGCGGCAGGGCCAGCCCGCATGGGCGATTGACGAGGATCTGGCGATTATCCGCTGTACCACGATCAACACCCCGTTCGCGCGGACGAACGACAACAACTACAAATTCAATCCGGTCGACGGCTCGACCAATATCGACCAGCGGTGGTACACGGCCGTGTGGAACACCCACTGGTCGGTCTACGGCCCGAACTGCATGAGCAACGCCCGCAGAATTCTGGGCGCGTTCCAGTTCGATTGGGTGAGGACGGCGCTCGCGCAGCTTCCGCCGCCCTATACGTCGCAGATTTACACCGTCCCGGAATGGCACCCGCCGACGTACGTGCCCGAATTACACGCCGGGCAGTGGTGGAAGCGCGCCGATCTTGATCTGAAGTTTTACGAACTCGTCATCGAAGACACCACCGTGCAAGCGGCGGCCGCCCTCGACATCAACATCATCACCGAGACCGGCTACGAACAGGCCGTCCACCTTCAAAATCCCCCGACTCCCTGAGCAAAGGAATTTCGCACATGAGCAACACTCTGTCGCTTCAGCCGATTGTCAATGTAACCATCTCGCTCCAGTCCCCCGGCTCTCCCGGCGCTTCGTTCAATCAGCCGCTGATTGTTGGTCCGAGCACGATCATTCCCAACTCTGAGCGCATTCGCGCTTACACGTCCACGTCCGAAATGACGGCGGACGGGTTCCTGCCCAACAGCCCGGAACTGACGGCGGCCTCCATCGTATTCGGGCAGCAGCCCGCGCCCGGCACGGTCTGGGTCGGAATGCAGGATCTCACCGCCATCGGCACCGTCGCTGTCGGCAGCGGCGGAAACGGCTACGCCGTGGGCGACATCCTGAACATCATTCAGTCCGGCGCCTCCGGCGGGCAGGTGAAGGTCACATCCGTTGACGGCAGTTCCGCCGTAACCGGAGTTCAGCTGGTCGGAACCGGCACGATGTATACGGTCGCGTCGGCTCTTGTTACCTCCGCCGTCACTCCCGCGACGGGCACCGGCTGCACCATCAACATCCTGACAGTCAGCGAAACGCCCGCAGGCTCCATCATGGCGTGCCGCCAGCGAAGTTCCATCTGGTATGAGTGCATATTCGTCGGGACCGTCACCGATCAGCAGCAGCTGGATATCGCCACTTACGTCGAAGGGGCGATCCCCTATTCGCTTTATTTCGCCTCCGCGAGCGACCCGAAGATCCCGGCCGGAACGACGCCGAATCTTCTGGACTCGCTCAAGTCCGGCGCCTTCCGCCGTACTTACTGCGAATACGCCACCACGCAGGGCGGGCTTTATCCGTCGCAGGCTTATGCGGCGGCCGCGCCGATGGGCGTGGTCGCGGGCCGCACCAGCTTCGCCGCCGGGACTTACTTCAATCTGATGTTCAAGCCCATCAGCGGGATCTATACCGAACCGCTGTCGCCCACGGAAGTGCTCACCATCTCCGGCAGTCCCGACCGCTCGGTCAAGGGCTACAACGGCAACGTCTACCTCGACTACGCGGACGGGTCATACCAGTTCATTCAGAACGGCACGATGTCGGACGGGACGTTTGTCGATCAGGTCATTTTCATGGACATCCTCGCGAACCTGATTCAGGTCAACTGCATGAATCTACTGGTCGCGCTCCCGGCCGTGCCGATTACCAACGGCGGCGTCGCCATGATGCAGAACGCCGTTACGGAGGCCTGCGCGAAGGTGCAGGAAATCGGCTTCATCGCGCCCTCGGGATTCTGGCAGGGACAGACCATCGGCACGGGCAATAACTCCATCAGCGCGGGCAGCCCGCTGCCCAAGGGCTTCTACGTGTATGCGCCTTCGGTGAGCACACTCTCGCAGGCCGACCGCGCCGCGCGCCGCCTGCCCCCGATCACCGTGGCCGTCATTCAGGCGCAGTCCGCGCAGTCGCTTGTGGTCGTAATTAACGTGCAACAGTGAGGTCAATCGGCGGCTCGGTCCGCCGGGGTGATCGTTTTATCAGGCATCAGCGAAATCATTCTGCGAACCACAGTGACCGGCACGCGAAGTCGCGCTGCCCATTCCTCGATGGTCATCGTTCGCCCGTTGACGGTGATAACTTCCCGGACGAAAGTCTTCCGGCCAATCTGTAGGTCTTCAAATGACCTGCTTATTGAGAGATTCGCTGGAGTCGCGGCTTTTTGTCTTCGGTTTTGCTGCTGTTGCGCGCGTGTCGCCCATCGGCAGTTGTCAGCACTGTAGCCACCGTCGTTGTCGATCCGGTCCAGACTCAGCCCTTCAGGCGGTTCACCCATGTCCCGCAGAAAATTTTCAAATGAGTTTTTCCACTCTTCGCAGACCGTGATCCCCCGGCCACCATAGTCTTTGAACTGCCGGAAATTCGGATTGGAACAACGCTGAAGCATGTCGCCCCATGCCCTGTATGCACGGCTTCTTCCACGACGGTCTGCGCCATGCGCGCCGCGATTTCGTGATCGGCCATGCTTCAGGTGAAAGACTTTCGCCACATCATCCCGAAGGCATCCGCAGCTTTTGGTAAGCCCTGCGGCCAGCTGAGTAGCCCTGATGATTTTTTCAGCGCCGCAGGCGCATCGGCAAAGCCATAAGGCGCCGTCATCGCTCCCGGCAAAGGAAAGCACGGTCCATCGCCCGAATACCCGGCCCGTGATGTCCTTGCGCCGCGCGACATGAGCATCTCTGTTTAGGCAGCCGCAGCTTTGAGATTTCCCGGTCTGCAAAGAGCCGGACTGTATCAGCTTTTCGGTTCCGCATTCGCACCGGCATAAATGCATCCGGCCCTTTTCAGGGCGCAGAACGGTCCATCGACCGAAGGTCATCCCGGTCAAATCTTTGAGTGGTGGCATCACCCGATCATATCAATAGAAAGGATTGAAAACAAATGAACAATGTCATACCGGTGACGTACAGCGGTCAGGACACAAACGGTTCGTTCCAACATCCGCTGACCGGCACGATCATTCTTTCGGGCATCGCAGGCAAGGGCCTGAATGAACTTCACGTCCGCATGGCGACCGACCACGCGAGCCTCAAGGTGGGCATGGACGGCGCGGTGGTGATCTCATACATTCCCGGCGAACAGGGTGAGATCGAAATTCAGGTGTGGCAGGTCAGCGAACTGCATCATGACTTCCTGAACTGGTACAACGCGATCATCGCGGCCGCGCAGACCGGCGATGTGTCGCTGTTCGCCGCCGGAACGATGTTCATTCAGAACACCATCGACGGCACGTCGCACACGATGACCGGCGTGGTGCCCGTAAAGGTGCCTGACAAGTCATATTCTACCGAGGCGCAGACCGTGAATTGGGTTCTCAGGTGTGCGAACATCGCGAATGAGTGAAGTGGTTTAAAATCAACTACTTATACTTTCCTTGTGGTCCAGGCGGTTCAGTAAGGATTCGGCCATGCGACCAGCCCATGTGAAACCGGCTTTGAAGCGTGGTGTAGGTCAGGCCTTTCGCCACGGTCTGTTCATCGCGTGACCACTCAGCCAGGGTTTTACTCTCGCCGCAGAAAGTAAGCACGATGGAATCGACCGGGCGACGGCGATTTGCAAGCTGTTGCTGGCGGGTAGCCCACCGGCAATTGTCAGGCTCGTAGTTCCCGTTGTTGTCGATGCGATCCAGTTCCATACCGGGCGGGCGTTCGCCCATATCCGCGAGAAAGTTCTCGAAGGAATCCAGCCATCGCTGACAAACGGTTATGCCTCTGCCGCCGTAAAACGGGAAGCCTTTGCAGCGCGGGTTGCAACACCGCTGCTTCATGCTCGTATAGGTGGCCATCATGACGGACTTGGCTCGTCCGTCCTTCCGGCTTCCGTGGCCGTGTTTAAGGCCGTGCTGATTGCCTTTCAGCAGTTCGGCCCGGAAACAGCCGCAACTGATCGCCGTCCCTGTCTTCAGATTTTTGGCGGGCACGATTTTCTCCGTGCCGCAGACGCAGCGGCATAGATAGCGCAAGCCGCCTTCATAAGACAAAACCATCAACCTTCCGAATGTCCTGCCATCCAGCGGGATGCGCGGATTCGCCATCGCAGAAGCATATCCCGGTTTTTTCAAAAGGATCACCGAAATCATCATGGAGAAAACGAAAGACGTTGTAATCGGCGACCATACGTTCCGCATCGGCAGGGTTCGCGCCGATCTGGGCAACTGGATTGTATGGCAGTTCCAGAACGGCGACTTCCGCAAGGAGTCGGTATTCCCGACCGTGCAGGCGTATATGTTCGACGTCTGCTTCCGTATGAAGCCGGTGGGCGGGCCGCCTAACGGAATGATGCCAGGCGGCGCGGCGCAGGCGGCGCAGACCATGCCGGTCAAATGCTATGACGCGGCATCCCGGCGGTGGCTCATCCCCGATCTCGCCGACGATATCTGGACGGTCAGCAATCTGTTCAACGAGGCCATCGATTTTAACTTCGCTGATTTTTTCAGGAAGCTGGGAACCAAAAAGCCGCAAGAAGGCGAAGCCCTGGATACACCCCAGCTACCCTCCCTCCAGGCATAAGCGCGTATCTCTGGCGTCCGGTTCTTGCGGGACTGTGGCGTCAGCATGAAACGGGCGACGGCACCTATGATTTCCATGACCTCGTTGAGGTGAACCGCGTGCTCGACGTCCGCGACGAGAACCAGTTCCGCCACGACGAATACGTCGCCCGCCAGCGCCAGCAGCGGTAACGGTTTTACTTTTTTCTTCGGCGGGCTTTAGCATTCCGGATATGCGCCTTAACAGCCTTCCGGACATTCAGCCTGCGCTTATCAGCGGGAACATCGGCCCAAAACTCACCATGCTGCTGCTTCGGCGTCGTGAATGCGCGCTCCACGCTCCAGCCATTAAACAGTCTGCCTGACAGCGTCCTTGCGCTGATACCCAGGGCGGCAATTCGCGGGTCGCGCAGCCAGGCGGCCATATGCTTTGTTTCGCCATTGAAGGTGATCGGCTGGAAATCACGCCGGTGACGACGGTTATTGGATTGCTCTTTCATGGTTGCCCACCGGCAGTTGCCGGGCTCATAGTCGCCGTCATTATTCGGGTAACGATCAATCGTCAGGCCGGGCGGACATTCGCCCATGTCGTCGAGGAAGTTCTGAAAAGATTCCATCCATCGCTGGCAGACGCGAATGCCGCGACCGCCGTAATCTCTGTAAGCCGGATTATTCGGATTGCCGCATCGCTGTTTAATGTGATTCCAGATGTGATGAGTTTTAGTGCCTGATTTCCCATGACTCGTCTGATCGGCGGTTTCGCGCATCCGGCAGCCGCAACTGACCGTTGCCCCTCTCCTGAGTGATGCGCCATTGATACTTTTGTGATTTCCGCATTCACACAGGCAGCGCCAGAAAAGTGTTTCTCCGGCGGCATCGGGACTGATCACGGTCAGGCGGCCGAAGATTTTTCCAGTAAGATCAATACGCGATGGCATCTGTAATACCAGAATAATACATGGCAGCAGCCAACATTATTGAGGAATACCTTGTAAGCCTTGGATTCAGCACCGACCAGATGTCCGTGCGTGGATTCAAGAACACGCTCATGGACGCCGAGAAGGCGGTCGTGTCCCACACGGGCGGGTGGACAAAGAAAATCCTCGAAGCGCAGGGCGCCATTATCGGGGCGTTCACGGCCGTATCGGCAGGCATCGTGGCGATGGGCGAGAACGTCGCGATGGCCGACCAGCATTACCGGCTGCTGGCGGAGCGCATGCTCACGACCAAGGACGTCGCGCAGCGCACCACGATGATTACCGACGCGCTCGGCGCGTCCATCGAGGAAATCTGGAACGACCCGGAACTGGCGAATCAGGCGGCCGTGATGGACGCCATGATCCAGAAGATGAACGAGGGCTTCGGCCCGAACTTCCAGCGGAATATGAGCGAAATCCGGAATCTCCGCGCCGAGATTCTCGATCTCGAAGTGGCCGGAAAGATGCTCGAAAAGGGCTTTATTTCCGCGCTGTGGGAAAAGCTGCGGCCGGTGCTCGGGCCGGTCGAGGAAAAGCTACAGCACCTCATCGCCTACCTGACGGAGAACGCGCCGCACATCGCCGACCAGCTGGCAACCTACGCGGTCCCGGTCCTGAAAATCACGGCGCATCTGCTCGAAGACTGCTGGAAGATGGCGGTCGAATTCGGCCGCGCATTCGCCAATATCATCGCGGCGTTTTCCGGCGACTCGTCAATGGCAAGCGAGACGGCGGACCTCACCAAGATGGGGGACGCGCTGCTGTACGTCGGCAACAAGGCGGCGGACTTCGCGGATTATCTGCTGGTGGTCGAAACCAACATCGGCAGGCTCGCGGCGGTGTACGCGCCGCCCGTCTTCGAAATCATCGAAGGCGCGATGGAGGGCATTTACAAGTGGAGTAAATACGCTCTCTCGTCAATGCTGAGCTTCATCGGGACGGTCTTCGGCGATGACAAACTCGAAAAGGGCACGCTGAGTTTTGAGAATCTCGCTTTAGCTATCGGCCATATCAAGCACGCGGTCGACATCGTGATGGTGGCGCTCGCGCCATTCGTCACCACCCTGCAAGACCTGATTAAGGCCGCTGGCGATGTAATCGGACTCGCCAGCCACGGCCTGAAGGCCGCCCAGAATCTCGGGACAGCGATGATGACGCACGATCCCGCGAAGCTCAAAGCGGCCGGGAGCGAGGCGGTGGCGGGCCTGAAGTCCGGCTGGGACCTGTCGAAGCACGGGGCCAAGTCCGTCTTCGATGTGACGCCGGTCGGCGGCGTCTACAACATGTGGGCCGAGAGCCACAAGCAGGACGTCGAAGAACAGAGAGCCGCCGCGCGGCAGGCCGAAATGGCGCAGCGAAGGGCGCAGCGGAAACAGGCCGAGCAGGACCTGCATTCGGTGGACACGAAAACGGTGGAAGCAGCGAAAAAGACGCTGGCCCACCTCGACGAACTCGACAAGGCCGAAGACAGCAAGATAAAAGTCACACAGGATTATCTGGACGAAAGCATGGACGCTTTCGGTAAAATGCGTCCCGGCTTTGCGGATTTTCAAAAAGCTCCGATGCCGAAGCTGGAAGAGTTTCACCCGCCGTCGCGGCGGGCATCGGAGTCCGCCAGCTTCTTTAACGATGACGATACGCCTCTGTTCACGTACGGCGGCAGCGGCGATGAGGGACCTGCGCCATCGGGGCCGGTGACGCAGGATCAGGCGGGCATTATGAATCAGATCATAAACGCCACCAAAGGAACCAAGGTCAGTCCGGCGCTCGCGCTCGCCATCGCGAGGCAGGAGTCGGGATTTCATCAGCAGGAATTCCGGGCGGGCATGGGCACGGGAACTCTCGAAAGCTCAGCGCACGCGCTCGGGATATTTCAGCTGCTCAAAGGCACGGCGGCCGACATGGGCGTGAACCCGTACGATACCGCTGGCAATATCAAAGGCGGCGTCAAGTATCTCGACAAGCTGCTCGGCCAGTACGGCGGAGACACGTCCAAAGCCATCGCGGCTTACAACATGGGGCAGGGCGCGCTCGACAAACTCATACAGAAACGCGGCGACGCGTGGGCGCAGTATCTGCCCACAAAGGCAGGCGGCAAGCCCGGCGAGACGATGGACTACCTCGCCAAAGTCACCGGCTATATGGGCGGCGACGCAATGCCGGGCCGCAACTACGGACTCAGCGCGGAATTCGCGCCGCGCGCCGACTCGGGCGGCGGCGACGTACAGCAGCAGATTACAATTACGGCCCCGGTAACGATCCGGGTGAGCCAGACCAACGCCTCGCCGCAGGCAATCGCGCAGGCTTTCAGTGACCAGTTCCATACCAACTTCAAGAACATCGTGGCCACCGACCTCGCCGGAATGGGGCAGCGTTAATGGGTGATCTCGCGCCGGTTCTCCCCGGTATGTCGCTCGGGCCGGGCGCGCTGGATGCGCTTGCGGCTACGCCGGGCGCGAAGCTGCCCGTCGATTACCGCTGGCGGCCGCCGCAATGGGCCAGCAAGGGACCGGCCACGTTCACGCTCACCGTCCCGGCGGATTCGAGCGCGCTGGCCGCGCATGACGCGCAGTACAACTCGTCATCCACGATCTATGTGTTCGACGCCGTGATGCGGGCGCAGGACGAACAGCGCGTGATTATCACCGAGAATCCGGTGCAGACCGGCGCGGCCATCAACGATCACGCCTATGCGCTCCCGGCGAAACTGACCATCGAAATCCTGATGAGCGATTCGATGCAGTCTTATTACCACGAGCAGTTTTCGGGCGACAAAAGCCGCAGCGTGTCGGCCTTTCAGACGCTGCGGTCGCTCGCGCGCGACCGCGTCATTGTCCAGGTTGCCACCCGCATGATGGCTTACGACAACATGATGATTACGTCGCTCGAATCCGAGCAGAATCACCAGACGCTCGGCGGCGGCTCATTCTTCGTCACATTTCAGGAAATCATTCAGGCCAGCGTGCAGGTCATGCCTGCCGCGCTTCATACCAGCCCGCGCAGCAATACTATTGCCCTTACGCCGAGCGGCTTTACGCCGACCGCCCCGATACCGGATGTAGTCGCCAATCAGCACAATATTCTCAGCGTGCCCGGCCTTCCGGTCGGCGCCGGATCGAATGTCCCGAACAGCGGCGCATGGTCCAGCAACATTCTCCCCGGCGGCCTTCATCTGCTCTGACAAACACAAAAAATGGCCCAGATCGTTCAGCTGACAAGCGGTCCGAACCAGACGCTTTCCGTAACCGTTCAGGTGAACGGCTACAACATCTCGCTGCAATTGTGGGTGCGCTTCAACGAGATGTCCGGTTTCTGGGTCATGGACATCTCGGATCAGCTGGGGAATCTGCTGCTGGCGAGCGTCCCGCTGATCACAGGCGTATGGCCCGCCGCCAATATCCTCGGGGCATGGCAGCACCTCGGCATCGGCTCCGCGTTTGTCATCAAGGTCAGCAATACCGCCAGCGATTACCCGGACGTCAATCAGCTGGGGACCGATTTCGTTCTCCTGTGGGATGACTCAACAACGGGCGGCGTTACATTCACGGCGGGGGTCGCCACCCCTTCGGCGCCCGTGGTATCCGGCCCCGGCACGCCGTTCGCGCAGACGCCGTGGCTTCAGGATGTCAACGCGGCGAACTACCGGCTCTATAACCTCCTGTCGCTTGCGGTAGGCAAGGCTGCGGCGTCTTACGGTGTCGATGTGGTCGGCGACGTAAATGTCACCGGCACGTTCCGCATCAACGGCGTGGGCCTCGGGGCGGGAGCGGGTGGTCAGACACCGTGGCTTCAGGACGAGGACGCCCACCAGTTCCGGCTGCTGAACGCTGCCAGCATCGGCGTCAATACTGCGGCGCCCGGCGCTCCGCTGCATGTCGTGCAGCCCGGCGGCGTGGCCGGTGACAATATCTGGTTCGGCAACGGGAGCGTGGCTTACCCGGCGTTCACTCC